GTCCAAAAAGCCGCCTGATGCATTTTGTAATATTCCCAAATATCATTGTGTTCGATTGGGAAGATAACAAACCTATTAGGGTTTTCTACTAATATTTTTTCCATTTTGTAAATTTAATTATTTTTTTAAGATTCTTGTTGTTTTTGCCTTTTCTTTTCAAGCAATTCTTTGATTCTGTTTTTGTTTCTTTCTTCTTTTTGTTCTTCCAAACCTAAGAAAGTCATACTTTGTTCTGTGTCAATCTCTAACATTCCGTTATCAAATTTACAGTTTTCAAAAACAATCCCATCTTTACCAATTCTTGATTTGGTAATTGCGATTGTCGCCAAATTCATCTCTTTTTGTTGTAAGCTTTTGGCTACGGTAATTATTACGTGACCAACTTGTGCCTTTTTAATTGACCCACCCATTTGGTCTGTTGTTACAACATCTGATGAAATAGAATTACGATTTCCTTGTGTTGCCGTCCATCCTGCAATATCTAATTCATGACACATTGCCTCAAATCCACGCATTACAGACCCCTCACTTTTCCATTCATCACCTAACATTTTGTCAGGAACTACACAATCAATATAATCTAAAATAATCATATCAATTCTAGTGCCTTCCGCCATCATTTTTCTTACTTGATTCTTTATTTGATTCATAGTAACAGTATCCGATGGTAACTTTTTCATAATCAACTTATTTTTCATTGTTGATTGTATATGCTTTACCCTTTCCATAACCTCATCTCTATTTTCAGACATATCATCAGGATGGATACCAGTCCAAAGTGTAAAATGTTTTCTTTGAATAATTTTTGGGTTATCTTCAAAAAATATTTGAAGTACGTTATACCCTAAATTAAATGCGTGATTGGCTATTTTAGTAGTAAATGTTGATTTACCTACCCCCGTAGGTGCCAAAATTACACCAATTTCTCCTTTAGCTAAACCACCCTTTAAAAGGTTGTCAATACCAGGTACACCAATCGGAATAGGGTGTCTGTAATCGTCATCCAAAACTTCATCAATGTTAAAAAACACATCAGTTGTCCCTTTATCAGTTTCACCAACTTGAAGTGCCCCTCGAACCATTTCTTCTAATCTATCGTAACTCTCAAAATCACCTTTATCAATGATTGATTGAGCTTTAGTCATTACTTTTTGTAGTTCTTGTTGTTTACAAAACTTTAGTGCCTTTTCTTGTACATAAACTGAACCTTCGTCGGAAACGTTTTTAACTTGGTCAAGAGTGTCTAATATACTCTTTTGAGCCATTGGGGAAGTAATTTCCGACTTAGTTAGTTGTTCTAAAGTGTCAAACGTAGGGGTATGTTCATACTTTGAGTAATACTCCTTAATCATTTGACAAATGATACGAAAATATTGATTATCAAAGTAGTGTGGGTCAATAACTTCAATGATGGAATTTGAAAAATCTTTATAAACAATAATGTTATTTATTAATTGATTTTGAAAAGTATTTCCTAAGTATCCGAAGTTTTTTTTGTCTGACATATTATATGATTTGTTCTTTGTTTTCTAATAAATACTATTAGGCGAATGAATAATTTAAGTACTCGTAAGATAAATTTTTACCTGATAAAATGTCAGTTAAATCTCTTAAGATGTTTTTTATTGATGGTCGTACATCCAGCGTATATCTTACCTTAGGCGGGTATACTTTAGCATCTATAATTCTATGACAAATTGTCTCATTCCCTAACTTTAAAATAATATTAAAGGTCTCAGGTCCATCAGTATTTGATGTTTCTAAAATACTTGCATCCTCTTCAATTTGAAAACGATTTTCTAACATATAAACAACACATTTATTTCTAAGTTTTGTTTTTAAGTCGTTAGATAATTCGTTAATGTAATTCAAAAGTTCCACACTATTTTTTGCCTTTCCATTGAAACCCTTAACATTAAAAAATCTTTGAACAACAAAGTTGTTGTTTAATGTAATTAAGAATTCAACTTTAGTAATGTCGTTTTGTTCTTTCATGTTTTTTTGTTTTACTTTTTGTTTTTAAACTTTGTTTTTTCTTTTCTGGTTAGTTTTAAAAATGGTTTTAAAAAATAAACCCAATTTTCATCATTTTTTGGTAAGTACTTGAACAAACCGTCTTCCATCATCATTCTAATTAGGTTTTTATATCCTCTACCGTCAGGATCCAATGACTCAGAGTAATATAAGTTAACTAATTCTTTTCCTTCGTCAGTTATTAACGGTTCGCTCAAATCAATTAGTTTTTTGTTAATAACATAAAACTCTTCACCAAAAATACCTTCTTTAGTTTTACCCGTTAAAAGATTTTGTAAGGAACTGTTACCTTTTTCTTCTTTTAATAGGTTTTCCCCTTTTGATAAAATATCAGTAATTTCTACAGGTTTTTCAAGTAGTTCAGGAAAAAATTTAAGCAAAGTCTTTTCCCCCATATAGAATATCCCGTCTATATTATCCGAACCATCACCAGTAATTATCTTAAGGGTTTTAACATTATAGTGGGGAATCTCGGCATCGTAAACCTTTATTGTATCCCCATTTCTATAATATTGTTTTGTGGATGGTGAGTAAATTGTAACCTTATCAGATATAAGTTGTGTAAGATCTCTATCACTCGAAAATATTGTTTTATCCTCATCTAATGATATATGACAATAGTAGGCAATTAAGTCATCCGCTTCGGAACGATCTACCTCCATTTGTCTTACAAACATCTCCTCAAGATATTCTTTTACTCTTTGTTTTTGAAAGTTAAAAGAATCCCTCTTTTGTTCATTATCGGACGACTTTCTATTAAGTTTATATTTTGGGTAAATAAGTCTACGTTGTAATGAACTTGTATCACTATCCCAAAAAACTACAACTTTGTTAAAGTTTGTTTCTTCTAAAAATTTTCTTAAAGTATTTAGAAAATGCCAAATACCACCTACGTGTTGCGTTCCATTGTAGAACTCCCTCACACCATGAAACCCAATCTTTAATAGATTGTTCCCATCAACCAATAATGTTTTTGACACTCGTCGTCTTTTAAATTGTTACTACTCTACTTCTTCTTTTTCTGCTTTCAAATCGAAGTCACCATCAACTCCGATAATTTCCTTCCAATACTCGGCATATTCTTTTTTGTATTGCTCAATAGATGCCTTTTCTTCGGAAGTTTCTTTTCCTGGTAAGAACCCGTGTGGTGTTACAATAATTTTACCATCTTCAAATCCAAGCCCATTAATGTGGTTTTTCATTACCGATACTTTTGTTCTTGATGCAAACTTAACAGTTCGTTTGTCTTTTGTTGCGGTAATCTTTGTAGTTCCTGCTCCTTTTTGATTTCCAAATAAAAATACTAAAGATGAATTTAACCAAATAGCTTCACCACCTTTAGCTTTAATTTTAGGTTGCCCAAAAGGATTATCAGGTAACTCAACCCAAGGTTGGTTAACAATGATAAGCGTATTTTCATATTTAGAATCTGATTTACGAGAACCTGAAATACGTTGGTTTATCCCCATACCTATCTTGTCGGCCAAAACACTTGCATTGTGTTGTTTACCACCTTTACCTTCATAAGTCATTTTACAAGGAACCGAACCAACTGAGTCCCACATAATACATAATGAATAATCTAAATCCCCCTTTTCTTGAGCATCTAATAGACTATTAATGTAATCAGTAATTTGTTCAATGTAATCAAAGTTGTTATTGAAGATGTAAAAACCATCCCATTCTAATTCACCTGTTTCGGTATCAACAACTTCTTCACATTCAAACCCCATTAGTTTGGCGTGTTCAAATGACCATTTCTGTTCTGTAATAATAAACACAGGAAGGATTCCTTTTTTCTGTGCATCAACTGCAGTTTTAACTAACGCAGTGGTTTTTCCCGTATCGGAATGACCCAAGAACATATTAATGTGTCCCATAGCAGGACCAGGTAAGCCAACAGCATCTAAAAAGGGAGCACCAAGATCAAAGAATCTTTGTGGTTTATATTTTGCAGATGTGGAAAATTTTTTCTTTAGTGAACTAAAGTCGTTCTTTTTAATAGCCATTATAGTTCGTAAATTTTAAAATTTGTTATAGTTTCTAACTTGTCTTTTGCGTCGGTAAGCTGCCCAACTAAATTATCCATCTCTTCTGTGTGTTGTGGATGCTCACCAATCCCAACAGGATTTGTGAAATAAACATAAAGTCTTGCTTCAGCATCAGCAATTTCTGCTTCATACTTTTTAACTAATGCTTCTTTTAATTTTTCTGCAATCACTGGTTTCATTTTGTTTTTTTTAATTTGTTTATAAAAAAAAGCATGGACACAATATGTTTAAAAGTATCCATGCTTAATTAAATTTAGAATGGTAAATCTTCAGCCGGCTCTTCGTCAGCTTGTGGGTCTACCACAGGAACCACTTCTTTTGTATTTCCACCACCAAGAGAAATGTCGGCAGTTTCACCGTAAACATATTTCTTAAGTTCTGTACTCCAAATTGGTGTTTCTCCAATTGCGATAGCTTCTAAATACTCAACAGGTTTTTTAGAATACACGTCATTCCATGTTAACTCATCTTCCAACCATCCACTCATAATTTCTTTATCTTCGTGAAGTAATGCAGGGTCATCATACATAACTGTTTGAATTACTGTATACTCTTTTCCTTGTGGGGTTTTAGCTTTCTTAAGTTCGATAATTAAATCACGACCTTTTTCAGCATCTGTGATATCACCTTTAGCTTTCCAAATAGGGAGGATTTTATCTAAGATACCTTCGTTTTTGTAATTGTGTTTAAATCTCCAAAATTTAACACCATCTTGTTCGTTATCACGGTCAATTACTCTAACGATGTAAAATAAACGTGAACGGTATTGCGATGCCAATTCTTTGTCTTCTTTTTTACCCGTTTGGATAAGTTCATTATAAACTTCTGTAAGTGGGGAACGCTCGTTGTCGTTTTTGTCAGGGTCATACAACTTAACCCATTGTCCGTTTACCATAATTTCGTGATACCATACTTCAACAAATGGTGATGAACCATCTTTTGTGGGTAAAATACGAACTCTACGTTGTG